GGGAGGGAAGAACGATGGCAGAAACAGCGCGAGAAAACCAAGTCAGCAGCGCAGCCGTAAAGTATGAAACGGTCGCCGACATGGGTTCCGGTCTGGTCATTGCCAAAGTAAAGCTGACCGACTTCCGCGAGCAGGACATCAACGCACGCATTATGAAGACCGAGATGCAGAAGCAGCTCACCGACAACATCAAAAAGCGGGGCCAGCTTGAAAGCCTCCCGTTCTGCGCACTCATCGACGGTAAGATCGAGATTATCTCCGGCCACCACCGCATCCGTTCTGCAAAGGACAGCGGTGTGCTGACGGAGCTTTTTGTCATTCTGGACACCACCGGCCTGCGGCGCTCTCAGGTGGCCGCAAAGCAGTTGGCGCACAACGCCATCAGCGGCTTTGATGACCAGTCCACCCTGAAGGAAATCGCCAAGATGATCGACGATGTGGACGATATGCTGGAAAGCTACATTGGCAAGGACATCATCGGCGAGCCTATGGCCGAGCTTGAGAAGCTGCTGTCCCCGAAGGTGGAGTTTGACTGGAAGAACGTCACGTTCACCTTCCTGCCGCACCAGCTCCGCGATTTGGACCAGCTTGTGAAGGTTCTGGGTTCCCTCAGCCCCGATATGCTGGGCGTTGCAGATATTGACCAGCACGAGGAGTTCATCGAAACCATCACGAAGTACCAGCAGTTTGCCAACGTCAAGAACACCGGCGCTGCCATCCACGCCATGATTAAGGCCACCGAGTCCCTGTTCGATGACCTGCACTTCGATGAAAGTCAGGAGTGGGTGCAGTTGCCCAACCTGTTCGGCTCTCCGGCCATCCCCAAAGAGGCTGCTGATACCATCACGCAGGCGCTCGACAAGATGGTCAAGGAGGGCGAGATCGGCCCGAAGAACAAGTGGCAGGCCCTTGAATACTGGGCTGCGGATTATCTGGCAGGGAAGTAGGTGATAGCAAATGCCTACGCCTCTAAAGTACAATCCGGCGTACCACGATGACTGGGCATGGTCGCTTGCTATCAAGGGCGCAACCGATCAGGACATTGCTGATGCCTTCCATGTTTCGCGTAGAACCATCATCCGCTGGCGGCAGACGTACCCGTCGTTCAATGAAGCCTGCCAGCACGGGAAGGAAGTCGCCGATGCAAAGGTGAAGCGGTCGCTGTATGAACGCGCCGTAGGCTTCGAATATCAGGAA